TTAGTGCTTCTTAAATCAATGTGTTGATTTGGCACATTAATTATTGGCTGCGTTACATCACCATAGTTGAATAGTTTTCCACTCTGGTAGTCCGATAGTATCTGTGCAGCCTCATCGTTGCTTATATCACCTATTTTAGCGTTCTGTTGTGGGTTAAATATACGTTCATCACCATCAACCGCAATAACATAACCATCTTTGCCATTATGCACCTTGTTTCCGCTTAAATCACGTTGTACATTTTCAGTTCCCTCAATGAAGCTACCTGCAACTATTTCAGCCAATGTAGTTTCTAAAATTGCCTTTTGCAATGCAGTTGCTGGTTCTGTTTTTGCGTAACCGCTTAACAAGTTATAGAATGCAACACGCTTTTGCTGCTTAATTTCTTGCTCCTGCAATCTTTTGCGTTCAAGTTGTAACTTTGCTGCCTTACTTTGTTCAAATGCTAATGTGTTTGTAAGCCCACGTTCTGCAAGCCTTGCTTGCTGCTCAATGGCTGATTTGTTAGCTTCTATTTCTCTGTTTAAATACTCTTCAGCACGTTCTAATCTTTGTTTGTAAATTTTATCAATATTTAAAACTACTTTATCTACACTTTGAATTACATCTTTAGTTAATTTTTTATCTCTTTCCATTAACTTTCTTTTTTGGTCTAAAAAGTCTTCAAACATTTCAATTCCACTTGCATAAAATTCAGCCATTAAATCCTCTTGGCTCATATTAAATTCCTTTGCTGCTTTCTTTTGTGCATCTTCAAATCTGGAATAACCTTTAACAATTAAATCTTCCATTTCTTGTATATCACCTTGCAATCCTTTAAATTTAGTTTTATCAGTATCTGGTGTTTCAGCCATTAACTCATATAATTTTGCAATCAATGCTCTTCTTTTTTTAACCCATTCTTCAAGTTGTTTATCTTCTTCTTCACGTTTCTTTTTTTCTTGTTCTGCTGCTTTTTTATCAAATTCTCTTTTAGCTGCTGCCAATTGCTCATTCAATAATTCTGCTGCCTTAACCTCCATTCTATCATATTGCGAACGAAGACCTAACAATTTTGAATTAGTAGCTTGAATAATTTTTATTTCCTCCTCTGAAAAATCTTTTCTAATAATGCCTTTTTTCATTGATACTGTCATAACTCCAGCAACTTCAGTAGTTTCTAACTTTGCCAAAAATTCAACTCTATCTTCCTCATCACTAATTGATTGTGCTGCTGCCTTTATTTGGTCTTCTGCTGCTTGTTTACGCAACTTTTGAATGTCATCTAAATTCTTTTCATAATCATTGAAAGCATTTACTCTTGCCAAATCCAAATCGCTTAAAGTACCATCTAATTCAAGTTCTTTTTTTATTATCTCATCAACTTGCTTTTGCAAATCTATCAATGCTTGTTTATTTCTTTCAATGGCTTTAGTGTTGGCATCAATGGCTTCAGCACCATCCTCAAATGCTGCTTCAGCACTAAATAAATTGCCTATAAAATCAATCATTTTAGCACCATACAATGTAAGTAATGTTACTCCAACCGACAATGCAGTTTGCCACGAAAATATACCGCTTAAAACTTGCTTAAATGCTGATGTTGTTGGCGCACCACTTTTAGCAAGTTCAACATTCGCTTTCTTAATCTTATTAATCTCATCAAACAGTTGAGGTAAGTTGTTTGAGATTGCCATAAAACCAGTACTTATGCTATTGGCAAACGCTGGCATCTCTCGGCTTAACTGATTGATACTATTGCCTAATCCATTCCAAGCCCCTGCATAGTTTCCTACATTGCGCTGAAATTCTCCAACGCTTGTTTCTGCACCTCTTACTCGCCTATCTAATTCCGTAAATTCTTGTGATAATGCTTTGAATAATTTACCATTTGTTCTACCAGTAAATTCAAGTTCTTTTAACTGCTGCTTAACTGCTGCTAATGCTTGAACACCTTTTTTGTATTCTCCGTTGGTTTGTTTTAACTGTTGTTGCGCTCTTTGATTTGCTTTGGTTTCTGCATCAATTGCTTTTGCCAAATCATTTTCAGCCTTTAATTGTTCTCTGGTTAACTTATTCTTTTCAATTGCAGTTCTTATTGCTGCCTGCTCTAATGTTTGTTGTTGTTGCAATACTTTTAATTCAGCAACTTCCAACTGCTGCTTCATTTTGATGAGGTCTGATGTCTGCCTTAACTCATTGTTTAATTTCTTTACATCATCGAAAGATTTCGGTTTAAAAGCAGAAACAAATTCTTTTTGCGCAGCTAAACTTAACTTAATTTCCTTATTGGTTTCACGAATGATGTTAAGTAATGTATCAGCACCTTTAATGGCATCATTGAATGCATCACTCTCGAATAAATCATTTTTGCCTAACGCTTTACCTTCTGCCATTTTACTATGCTTTTATTTGTTTTTGCTGCTTTGAATAATTTTTAACGTAACCAAACCACTCTGCAACTGTAATTGTATGCAAAGATAAGTGAAATCCTTTATATTTTTCTAAATAATCTTTTATCTCATCAGTAGTAGATGATTTGCGGTCTGTTAACTCCTTTAATTCGCTCTCTGCAATGCCAATTAGTGTTTTGTTGAACCTATCATCAGTAACGTGCAAATCTATCTGCAAACACGCTATTTCTCGCCTTTTTTCAAGCACATCCATATAACTTTCCGCAATGCCAAATCTATTGACTAATTGCCTTTGGATTTCTTCAAATGCAATGGTAAAATTGCGCTTAAATAATCCCCATTTGCGTATCAATGCTTTCTTGTTGCCCTGCTCCACAACTTGTAAGTAGTTATAGATGGGCATCGTGTCAATGTTGTTATAAAATTGTGTTCTTAACATAGTTTAAAACTATTGGTTTTGATTTCTCTATTAATATTTCCTTACTAAACTCATCAAGACCTACGAATTGTCCCCAAGTTTTTTGCAGGTCTTTACCCTCCTTAATTGAATCAACATCCAGCATCAACTCATCACCAACTATTTTAGTCTTAAATGTTTGATACATTGCGCCAGTATCACGCAATGTCACTCTATTGGTTGGTTGATTTTTCTCATTCTTAATTGCTATGGTGTAATCAGCATAAACATTGCCTCCTCTGGCATATTGTGACCTCATAGAAAAACCAAACACATCTATACCACGTTTAAATAGCTGCTCATCACGATTTAACCTAATAGCCTCAACTTGTATGGCTGGAGTGCTAATAACCTTTTTAAACGCAGTTTCCTCGTTTAATTTCTTGACATTTCGTGCAATTACTTCAAGATTCCACATATTGCAAAGATATAAAAAAAGCCCTTACATCTCTGCAAAGGCTTTTCAATTTTAATGGTTAAATTAAATTACTGTACCAGTTGTTCCAATCATTGTAACACCATCTAATCCGTTTTTCTTGATTAAAGGTTGTAACACATCTGCAACAGTTTGAGCAGTATAAGTCAACGTATAGCGACCATCAATAGTTGTGCTTTCAGCAGCAGTAACAGTTACATCAGATGCATCAGTAATATTATACATTTTACTTGTTGAACCAGTATCACTTGAAACGAAATCAGCAGTAACAAGACCCTCAATTCTGTAGTTATTAGCCATATCACCAACTTTAGCATAAAGGTCAACTACCATTGTAGTTGTGCTTGTGCTGATAATAGTAGCATAAACATTGATAAGACCTTTCAAGTTAACGATGTTAGCAGCAGAGATTGAAGATGCTGAAATCATTCTCAAATCATCATCCTTTTGTAAAACATCCCATTGACCCATCAACATTATCTTTTGGATAGTTGTATCAGTTGTGAATACTGGCTTTGCGTAGAAAGTTGCAGCATCACACGCAATAGGGTAAAGGTAGTTACTTCCAGTTTTGGTAGTGCCTAAAATGTTACCATCCAAATCAACGATAAATATACCAAATGTTGAACATCTGTTAGCGTTGAATTGTTTTGCAAGTTCAAAGCTACCTTTGATAATCATAGCAGTAAAGTTTCTGATACCATCACGAATGAATACACTTGACCCATCTTCAAATGTTTCCAAGATAGGGTCTGCTCTATCAGTAGTAACATTCTTTAATTTGCCAGTTGGATACCAACGCTTTGAATCATCTGCTTCGTTAATCAATGCAGTAAAGTATGCATCATTTAATGTAGCAGTTGGGTCAATGTAGTTAAATGTACCATCGTTGGCAATTAACGGAACTAAAATAAAATTTGCTGCAACACCCATAATTGGTGAGCAACTTGGTGAACCAGTGTTTTGTAGCGACACATCGCAAGAACATAATGACATATTGTTTTTTGTTTTAAATATTAATAATTTGTTTTAATTTTCGCAGCAGGAAAAACATTTGTTGAATGGTATTTTAATCAGCAGTTCAGTACCAGAGGTATTATCAGCAAAGATTTGACTCTTCACTCCCTCCCATTGCACCTTACCGAAATTAGCATAATCATTTTCAACGTATGTAATCTTGTTGCTTGCGTTAGTTCTACTATACGCAAATAAAGAACGAATAAACTCGGAACATAGTGATTTCATTGGTTTTATTGCCTGCTCTAAATGTGTTGAACGTAACCAATTTTTAGGGTCAGCATCAACAAGAAAATAAATAGCGCAATCACTTTCAAAATCAATAGTAGATTCCTCATCAGCAAATCTCTCTGGTGCGTTCATATGCAAGTAAATCAATGGTAATTTATTGTTACTGCTTGACACCTTAATCAATTCGGAATTGGTTTCTAAAAATGTTCCAAAATAAAAGAATGGTGCTGCTAAATTATAGATGCCAGTAGTTGGCTGGGTAGCTGCTGCAATAGTAATTGATTCATTGAATACAACTTCCTTAATCACTTTGCCACTTAATATTTTACCATAGGTTGCCCACTTCGTATTTGTTGTCATTAACTTCCAGTTGCTACCATCGGCAACAACGGAATTAACTACAATCGTTTTATCTATTGCATCAACAACATTTTTAATATGGTCTTTAGTAGTTATTAAGCCCACGACATATAATTTTTTAGTACACCTTTGAATGTTGGATAATCGGCATCTTTTACCGACTCAATATAGGTTTGAATTGCTTTGAATGTTAGAATCATTTTGTTGTAATCAATGACTAATGATGTGTAACTCATTGCGCTGGGCATATTAATAGTGCCTTCGCTTTGTGTGTTACCTTGAATGGTATTGGTCTGTGGCTGCGTTCTAACGTAGTGGAAAAATACCCATTTAACCAACATAACTTTCATACCATCACTCATAAACATCTCATTATCTATTTCCTTAACAAACGCATCGTAAATGGTCACATACTTCGCAGTTTGTGGCACACCTCCGATTAGGTCTGCAATGAATAAAATATACAACTCAATGCCTAATAACTCATAAAGTAATTTTGACTCGTATAGCGTAATAAAAGTATCTAATTCAGCATCCGTAAACACATCCGTTGCTATTTTATTTTCGCCTATGAAATCGGAGGCTGATATTAGAATTCCCATATTATTTTACAAGACCTTTATTCGTTAATAATTCAGCAATATTTTCAGATACAACTATTTTTTCTCCTGCTTTTAAGCCTTTAAAATCCTTAATAACAACAACCTCAACTTCTTTAGTTGATTGCGTTACTTGTTTCGCTTCTGATTTCTTTTCAGAAGGAGCAGCAGCAGAGGTTTGTGCCTCCACTACTACTTCTTTAGATTTTACTTTGCTCATTTAATTAAGCAGTTTCTAATGCAGCAATATCAGTTGCAAATGTACCTTTCACAAACGCAGTTCTGTCGTTGTTCTTGGTTACTAATGCACCTCTCCACTCTGCAATGATTGTACGCATATTCTTTGTCCAGTCATTACCATCTAACCCGATGTTAATCATTATACCTTGCTTTTGATATAAAACAGACAAATTAAAGTTACCTACAAGATATGTACCAGCAGTTACTAATGTGCTACCAATCATCGGAACACCATCAAGTGTTAACTCCATACCAACATAAAGCAATCTGTCAACATAACGCTTATCAGTTGCTGATACTTTCATTAACTTCAATGCTGCGATGTCTGAAGGATGCATCAATATTGCGTTAGGTGCTTCTTGATTAGCAATTGCAATTTGATTCATTGCTACAACTAAAACATCGGCACTATTAGCATTGTCAACTGTTCCTGCAAATGTACCAGCAGCAAACGCAGTTGCAACTGTTCTGATACCATTTAAGTTTGGTGCAGTTCCATTACCAGAGTAAGATGTGTTTTCAACATCTAACATTAACAAACGCATCAACTCATTTCTGATTTCGCTTTCGATAAAATCAATATCATCTAACATTTCAGTTGAAACCTTGATGAATGCAGTGCGCTTAACAACCGCTTGAGATGCAACTACTAAATCAAAATCAATTTGATTCTTTGTGCTTCCTTCTGTTGTACCACCAGCAGCACCATCTCTGTTTGCTTGGTAAACCCAAGAAATGATGTTACTTGCTGCTTGACCTTTTGCGAATAAATCGATTAGTCTTGGTCTGCGTGTAGCAATTAAGTTTAAGCCTGCAATACGTTGTTCAACTGGCACATTACCACCGCTAATGTTAGTTGATTCTAACATATCACCAGCAGCCTTGAAAGAGAAACCAGCACCGTGAGCAGCAGATTTGTCAAGGTCTTTCAACTTTGTCAAGTTTGCTTTGTTCTCCTCTAATGCTTTTCTGATATCAGATGCTTGAGCAGTCAAAGAATTTGCTTGGTTATCTTTGTTTAACTTTTCAATTGCCAAACCATATTCTTTCAATGTTTTGTTCAATTGTACCATTTGCTCTTTTTGAGCAGTAGCAAGTTCTGATTTCAAAGATTCAATATCTTCTTTACTTGCGCTTTTAGATACTGCATCTTCTAATGCTTTTCTTGCTTCTTCGTTATACTCGTTGTATAACTTTGCCATTTCTTCTGCTTCTTGACTTGCGAAAGATATGGTGTTTAATCCTTTTGTTTCAAGGAATAATTCAAATTTACTTTTCATTTTAAATGTTTTTTGTGAGATTAATAAAAAATTGTTTTTGTTTTTGTTTTTGTAGTGATAAATCGGCTACGGGTGTTTGAGTGTCATTCAACGGCTCAATATTTTCTTTTGGTATGGTAACGCTCATTGTAGGTGTTGCATAGTTGCTGCCTTTTAAAACTGCGCTACCTTCAATTATTTTAGCTTCTGTTACTGCCCAAAAATATTCATCTTCTTTTAAATAGTCTTTATTCGCTACCATTGGGTAATACTTATCCCAGTTAGCTTTTTCTTCTGCAAATTGTTTTGATGTGGAATTAATGCAAAGATAAAGGTTGATATATCTCATCCCTACTGAATGTTCTTTTACCCAACCATTAATATACTGGTTGAACATAAATTCGTTCCTATCCTTGCTTATTTCAGCCTCAAATATCAATGCTTCAGTATCACCTTGTAAGTTGGGAAAGCCTAACTTATCCCAAGTCATTTTCTTGGTGCTTGCAACGATGGTATCACTTATAACTTTATCGAATGCCATTCTATGCTCCTGCAATAAGTAGAATGATTTGGTTTCATTAAGTGACTTCTTCCAGATGCCTTGAATGTGGCAGTCATCGTGACTATCCACAATGTTAGTTGTATTGATTACCACTTTCGCAGTAATAACCTCAACCTCATCTGGCATATCAATGTCATCTATCATTGCTTTCGTTACACCATCTTTTTTATATTCAGTTGGCATAGAATAAGCAATACAATCAGCATACTTTGTAGCAGCCTTTTTTTCAGCAATGATGAGGTCTTTATTCTTTTTCAAGAAAGCCCACTTCTCACTCTTATCATTGAATTTTGGTAACTTCATTTCTTTACGATTTTAGTTGCTAATTTCTTAATCTTAATTGCTTCCAGTTGTGCTTTGGTTTTGCTCATTGCCTATTGTACTTTGTAATGTTGTTGATATAATTAATTTGTCTGCGTTAGGGTCATCAGTAATCGGAGGTTTTCCCATTGCAACACGCACTTCATTTGCAGTAAATATGCCTTTCATTTTAAAGTCTGCTAACTGTATTTTGTTTTCCTGCAAACATTCAACACCGCTAAAGTCTTGTCGCATTCTAACTTGTTGACTTGGAAAGTGATTAGTGCATAAGTATTGCGTGTAAGCCTCTGCCATTTTATCAGATAGAGGAATGATGCAATTGGTATACATATTCTTTTGCGCTTCCAAACTATTGTTGAATGTACTTGCAGCAGTATCGTTGAATAATTTGGCATCAATACCAAACACATTACACAATGCTCTGGTGTTTACTATTCCCTTTTCAAGTAACTGCATATCACTTGGTGACATACCTATTTGAATGTATTTTAAGTCTTTGTTTGTGGTAATAATCTTACCAAAGTTATGCGCTCCACCAACACGATTTCTCAATTCAGCATCTACCCTTGTTGCCTCATCTGGTGTCATTGGCAATTGTGAACTATCTGAAATTAATCCTGCAACACCTTTGTTTGATAATATACTTGCATCAGCAATCCAACGCTCATTGCCTACCTTAACAACGTATGCAGCAACTTGAATAGGGCTTAAACCATAGTCAAAGGTCTGTAGATTTGGATTGTAGAACTTAATGTGCTTTAACTCATTTTGCGTGTATACCCTTGATGTGCCACCGAAATTGAATTGGTATTCAAGTTGTGGCATAAAAAAGTTTAAGTTGCGGTTATAGATGTTAATGGCAGAACTTGGTAGAATATCTAATTCTTGAATCAATCTTGAATTAAATTGTGTATTGCCCACTAAATAAACATTGCCAGTAATCAATAAGTAAAGTAAGGTTTGCTCTTCGATATCATTCCAAGTATAGCCCTTATAGTTGTTTGGCTCATCCATTAATTCGTGAAGAGATGTATTGTAAATCTTCTCCCAAGTACCATCAACTCTTTTCCTTTCAATTATCCAAGGTATAGATTTGCTTACATCAACTATTTTCTTAACTATGGCATATACATCAACATTCTCTGAATAGCCCTCTCTAATCATTAAATCTGCTCTATTGCCCCAATTCAATGGCATTAGACCACCAAACTCTCTCCAGATTGTTTCTCTGTTCTGCTCGGTCAACGATATAGTGTTGGCATAGCTTAATGCTTTGTTTGCTATTTTCCCAACTACCTTTTGAATGAAATTCATTTATTGAATAAATATTGGACAAATGTATTAATAATTCTTTTCATATTCGCAAATTTCGTTAAAATAATTCATTTTAAGCACCTCCGATTGCTAATGTGGATACTGGTACAAGGTAATCGAATCCGTAACGTGCAGGGTCAATTTGATGGTTGTATGCATCAATAGGTGTTTCTGATTTCTTATCGTGCCAAATATAATTCCGTAGTTCTTTGATGAGGTTTAAACTATCTGATGTAACAACTATCTGATAGTCTTGCATTCGCTTGATGCCATTTCTCACACTATCCTTACCCTTTTGCGCTGGCATTACGTTAAAATTGCGTTGCCTTAAATCGTTTATTGTTCTTGGGTCAGCAGAATCAGCAACGATGATGCTATTGATGGGGTTTACTCTTAACCTCAACGATTCACTTAATTGCTCGGTGCTATTGCCAGTCTTATACATACACTCCTGCAAGTATATTATTCTTCGCTTCTTATCAACTGCTATTTTAATCAATGAATCTGGGTCATTGCTGAACCCGAAATCCAAACCATAAACGTGCGGTAATGAATCATCGAATTCACCGATGTCCCAATTTTGAAAGATTGCACCCTGCAATGTGCCAACTTCACCATCAATATAAACACGACACCAATTGTGCCAATATTCATTTTTTATGTTCTTTGGGTCTGTTTTGTCGCCTAATGGATTATGGTATGCCTTGCCTAACTTAATGTTCAACTCCGAAAGGATCTCTGGAGGGCAAGCCTCATTGTCTTTGTAAGTAAGCAAAAGAAACTCTGAATCTGATTCAGTCAATATCTCATCGTGTACCCAAAATTGTCGGTCTGGGTTAAAGTCTATCCAAATGGTGTTGCTCCTTGTAATTAACGCATCTGCAATATCGTAGTCAATGTGGTTTGCTTCATTCAAGAATAACACATCACGCTTCCCCGCTGCTTTGGCTTTACCGACTGAATCGAAAGCAGTAAACTGAACTATTGCACCATTTGAGAATTTGTATTCCATTGGGTTACTTCGCCAATGGTCATCAATCCAACGATTAGTATCAAACATAGTGTCTTGGAATATCTTAACTGCTCCATTCCTTACTGCTGGAATACTTTCAGCTACAACTGTGATGAGGTGTCTTGGATTTTTAGTTGCATAATCAATGGCAGCAACTGGAATAATGCCATAGGTCTTGCCCGCACTTGTACCACCTTGTATGACACGCTTTCTGGCTTTCATAGCCAATAACTTATTAATCGCAGTTGTCCTTTGAAACATAGTTAATTAAACAATGGTTGCTCACCTACCACCTTAACTTCACTTTTCGCAGGTGCATAATCACCGCCCATCTTGTTTAACTCTGCTATGGCTGCTCTTCTTTCGCCAAAAGATGGTTTGACCATTAGTGTTACTATGCCACTTGGTGTGCTTATTTCTTCTTCAATGCTCAATTCCCCTCTTAATATTTTGGTAAGCATTTGCATACGTTCAGCAGCATCGGCAATTGAACCATCTGCTATATCTTGAGCAGCCTTTTCATTTGCCATTGCAACTATCTTTTTATTCTCTGATTGCAGTTCGGAAATGTAAGACTTAATTTTATCCGTTTTAAGCAATCTTGATGATGCTGCCTTACTTGTACCTTGTTTAGCAATAGTAAATGCAATAGAATAAGAATCTGTGGCATTCTTGCCACTAACAAACAACTTGCAAAACTCCTTTTGTTTCTCGGTTAACATTTAATTATAGGTTGGTTAACAATTGTTCACAAAGATAAGAATTATTTTAATAAGTTTAGTATTTCAGTTTGCAGTTGCTCAAACGATGTAGCTACAATGTAATTACCTCCATCGGCTTCGATTGCTGCTTTGCGTTTTAGTTGTGCTTCTCCCATTTTATCAGTTGGTGATTTGACTTCGATGGCAAACAATCGGCCTTTCAATATACATTGTATATCCTCCATACCTTTGTTAAGCCCAGCAATGTAACCTATGCCCTTTCGATATCTGCCCTCACTACTTATGCGCCTTGCACTATTGCAGCTATGTACTGCTTTAAGGTAGGCAATAATAAGGTCGGTAAACTTATTAGTGTTGAATGAATCTTTGGTTTCTTTCGGTTGCAGGATATTGTTAACTGGCAAATCCAAATGGTTTGTCGTGAGCTCCGCTTTTCGTTTCTTAACAACTTTCTTTTTGTTGAGGTTAAATCGTTCAATCGGTAATGTTTGCCAAAATGCTTGATTCATGTTTGACCGTTTAAATTGGTTGTGGTAATACAGTTCAAATTCTGGGATTGTGTAAATTTTCATATTATTACTATTACTTATTAATTACTTAAAAATTACCAAAAAATTACCAAGCGTATGCCTTACTACCATTGCTCTATATTATTATTATTATTAAAAAGTAATAAAGTAATAAAGAAATACAACATTTATACGTTTTTTGTTTTTGATATGTTTTTGCCATAGCTTTTGGATTATTACCGATATTTATTACTTTGTTGATTGTCAGCATATTAATAAGTAATTAGTAATTTTAGTAATATTAATATGCAAACCTTGGCATCGCTTCATTAGGGTCATCAACTGAATCATTTTGTTTATTAACTACTTTATTTTTAATATGATAAGGATTTTTAAATAGAAAAGGAAGTCCAGTTTTGCTGCTCTGTGGATAATTTTGATTTGGGAATCCTTTATACTTTTTGTTTTTTAAAATTACCACTTTCATTTCATCCTTTATAACTTTTCTAATATAGCAAGCATCAAATTTATGATTTAATGAAAACCATTGCATTTTAACATCTTTAGCAGTTGCCTCAATAAATTCAATTCCATCATTATTCATAAAGAAATCATCTAAATTCATTTCGATTTCTTTTCTCAATGTTGATTTACTTTCCTCCATAACAACTTGCAATGATTCGGTTAAGATTTCATCCTTTGTAAATACCATTCGTGATTTGCTAAAATCTATTGCAGGAAGTTGTATAAGATATTTTAAAAACTTTGGTATCTCATTAAACAAATCGGTTTCGATGTTAGTGTTTTTTGCGCCTTTGATAAGTTTAATTTTTCTCACCCAAAATCGAATCTCCTCCTCATCTATTTTCATAAAATCACTTTCTTTGTTGGTGCAAAAAATAACCTTACCAAAAAAAGGTACTGAATAATGGCTAACAAACTTTTGCGAAACAGACATTGTTTTGGCGGTTGCTATTGATTTTAACTTTTCAATTGCGTGTTGTTTATCGATGGTCGTTTCATCAATCATAATGATGTTTTTAGTCGCGTACGCATCATTAAAGTTACTTGTAAGGTCACTTGGATTAATTAAGGTAGTGTTTTCTCCAAACAACATTTGAATCCAATTTAAGAAAGTTGTTTTACCCGTTTCTCGTTCCGTTGAAACAAGTGCTAATACTGGCAATATTTGGCGCGGATATTCGTAAAGTATTTTCATATACTTTAAACCAAGCTCCCATTGCTCTCCAAATATATGATGTATCAATCCCATAGTTACGGGTATATCGTTTTGGTTAACCTCATCAATAACAAATTTATGCGAAAACTTTGCGTAAAGGTTATAACAGTTGTTAAGCACTGGAGTATATTCGACATTGTCCGGATAGATAGTAAAGTCATCAAACTTGTAAATCATTCCAAGTAATTGTTTGCCATGGTCTTGCTTTATTTCATCTTTTTTCCAAGGTTTTAACAAAGTGTTTTCAGATTTGTATCTGTCTTTTTTGGCTATAACTTTAAAGTAATCAGTTCCCACCCTAATATAAGGTATATCGGATTTCATTATTTCAAAATTAACATAAGACATTGCAGCGAATGAATCGCCTTGGAATTTAACCGCGGCTAAAACCATAAATTTAGAAACTTTGGCCCCAACACCAAGTCGATAACTATTTTTTTTCATCACATCAATAGTGTTTAACTTATTGAGAATGAAAGTCGGTTTGTTAAGTTCCTGCGGATCTAAACTATCGGGATTAAGTAGGCATACTTCCGTTTCAGATTTTACATTGCATTGTTTGATGCCCTCGAAAATTGAAATAAATGAACCATAGAAGTTAAAGTAATCCACCGCGTTAAGTAGCGGGTTTGATTCAGGTTTTTTAAATTTGTCCATTGTCAATTTGTTTTATCATTTCTTCTGCAAACATAATAGCTTCAAAACATATATTCCCAATATTGATTTTATCAATATAACCAGAACTTTGTTTACTTTTTGCAATTAAACTTTGCATTGCTATTACTGCAATGTACTCTAATCTTTCTTGTTTTGTTTTTTCGTTTTTCATAATTTTAAAAATAAAAAAGCCCTAGTGATTAAGTTTGCTTACGAAGCAAGTAAGGGATTGACTCCTTACACTTAATCATTAGGACTTCTAATGTTTTAATGTCAATCTATGTTACTTCGGTTCGTGACTCCGATGTTGCAAATGTACTTTATAATTATCTATTTTGCAAATAAGTAGGAAAATTTAAACCCTTATCCACCATTTGTTTTGCGGTAGCTTTATAAACACTTGGCTTTTTAGATAGGTAGCTTTGCGAATCAATTAAGTTATTGATAAGTGAAATGGCATCATTATAATCAATATAATTCGCGCCAACAAACCCTCCGAGCAAATAACTGGTAGCTCTTAAAATAATATGCCCAGTATCGGTTATGGTATTAATTCGCTTTGCAATTATCTTTTCAATAACAGATGTTTTGTCATCAATAATGTATTGTTTTACTGCGGGCCTAACTATTTCAATGTGTTTTGTTGACCAAGTTTGCGCATCTGTTCTGTGTAAAATATCGGCATCGTAACTAATAAACATCGGTAAAATGCAGTTTTTTGGTGCTGTATCAAACCCATTGTAACAGTTGAGGTGTCGCTCGATGCCTGCATAATAGTGTTTAAATTCATCAACCGAAGTGCAAATCGGAATCTTAACCAGTGCGCGAACACCATGCCTTGAAGCGGATAACCACGCGGTTATTATGTATTTGTATTCGTTAAATAAATACTGTTTAAATTCAACTGCCACATCGCTTTCCAAATGGTCAAAGTCTAAAACAAGTAAGCCAGTCCAATGTTGAATATTGGAATACTTACGCGGCCCGTTAACGTAAACACATGGAGTGAATGAGTATAGTTTTGACTTTAAAGCTTGCTTTTTGGCCATGTCTTTATTTTCCTCTGCAATCCTTATCTCCTCAAATACATTGCGGATATCTTTTTTAGGCGTTCTAATTGCGTTAATTAGATATTCAAGCGTAACACTACCTAATGGAGTGCTACGTTTGATATCCGCTTCGTAATAGTTGAATGTTATTGGTTGCATAGTTTATCCATCATAAACTCATAATTGGCTATGTGAACATTTGTGTAATCAATACCGTTTGGATGTATCTTATGCTCAAATACTGGTTTATTGTTGATACTAAACTGATAGCCTAATGGTTTCTTTCGCACTTCACCAATGTTGAACACACCAAGAAAACCGTTAAAAGAATGGTGATCATGTAGCTCCTCATGTCTATCGATGTGCAATTCTACTCCATCAATAATTGTTGATTGCTCATTTAAAATAAAATAGCTATAAGATAAAGGTGGGCAAATTAAAACAATAGCTTTAACAAATTCGCCTGGTTTATATTCCCACTCTGCGGTTGTGTATCTTTCGGCTTGCTTAATGTACTTGCCTATTTCCTCGCCTCTTTTTTTGTCGGGTATTTTACATTCAATTGCAAAGTGATATTTGCCATCAATAGTTAAAAGCAAATCAATTCTGTTTTTTTTGCACTTGCTTACTACTTCTCTTTGAACTTCAAAATACTTTTTAAATTTTAATTCAAGTTTGTTTACAAATTCTTTTTCTGTTTTCATGTTATTTTTTTTTAGGGTTTAGTTTATTGTACTCGATTTGATTGTAATTAAAGCCATCCACTACCATTGCTTTTTGGATTGCATGATAAATTGTTTCGGCCCATGTTGGAAGGATTTTCCCGCTTGGGGATTTTACTAAAAATATTTTCATTTAATTAAATAAAGAAACCCCTACCAGATTGCGCCACCCGCCAAGGGGCAACAATAAGATAGGGGCTATGTTAAAAATGTCTTTCACTTTGGCGGGTTATTTGGGATGTAAATATAAGTAATAATTACTTAATCTGCAAGTTCCGATGTGTTTCTATCCTGCATCCAGTAACCTCAACACCATCCTTTAATGCTGCTTTAATTGCAGCCTTATCGGCTTGTTCTGTTACTTTTACCACCTTGTATGCAGCAGGCAGTTGGTTGACATCATTTACCTCAACTGATTCCGATTTTCTAAAGTTAATCTTGACCAAAGGTGTTTTAATTTCTTCAATCTGGAATAAATCCATTGCGTGTTTGATTCTCTCCTTAAGATATTCCGATGCTTTCTCACGTTGCTTTTTTGCTGCCTGCAATCGTTTTATTTCAGAATCAATGATGTCAACATCCGCATCCATTTCTTTAATTACAAAAGAATAGGCTACTGATTTGTTTTGTAGTTGTTCTTCTGTGATTGCTAACTGCTCACTTAACTCTGATGTTAATTCACCATCGTTGTCAATTAACTGCTCTGCAAGTTTATTGTAATTTTGTTCGATGTTAAAAATTGATAGTTTCATTAGTTTGCTGGTGTTAGTTTAGTTTTCATTTCATCCTTTGCTGCTAATACTCTTAAATCAGTTTTTTGGTTAAGCGTTAACTTTTTCCAAACTGCTTTGATTTCATCAAGTGATACGCAAACTTGAATGTCATTAATGATTTCATCAATTGTTGTGTCAACTTCAATGTGTGTTGCTTCTTCAGTAGTTACCACTTGCATTTCCTCTGGAACGTATACTGGACCGCTAAATATGTCGGGGCAATACCACTTAACACCATTACTAATAGCCCTTGCAAATAGCATATTCTTTGGAAACTTATCAATGTTTTTGGTTAGTGCTTTCCTTGCATCTTCGATAGTGAATGTGCTATTACCTATTTTAGTGTTACCTTGAAAGAAATCAATTGAGCATACCTTTTCAGATGCTTCTACAACACGATAGTCATACTTGCCACTACCTTTAAGTCTTGATGCTATTAAACCAGCACCAATGGTCGGCTTTCCTTGTATAATGTGGATGCCAGTCATCGCAGCGAAAGGAGGAATACCGATTTCTTGCCCTGCGGATATCTTAACCATTGCTTGAGCAATACTTTTGATGTCGGTAAACATTCCGCTTTCGTAAAATGCTTTACTAATATTCATAATATCAGTAGTGTTAATTTGTTGTACTGTGCTTACTTGTGTGTTCATTTTGTTAGTTGTTTTTAGTTATTAAAAAATTATTTTCTTTAAGTATTTTTATTGCCCAATCAATTTGGTCTTCTAATCTTTGCCCACTATTATGGTTAGATTTCCATAACTCTAAATTTTCGATTCTATTATCATTTTTAATGCCATTCTTATGATGTACTGTTTCTTGTTTAACCAATGGTCTATTAATGCTTTTTGCCATTACAAGTCTATGTTGTGCAACATATCCTCTGCCAACTCCATTTGCAACCATACAAGAAAATATACTTTCTGGCTCTACATATTCATAAACATATCCAGACTTCATATTTTTGATTCCACCTTTCCACATCGGATTATTTTTTCCAGTAAAATAACCTTTGCCTATTCTACATTTGTGGCATTTGCAAAATTCTTTATGAATTACTTTGTTCATATTTTTTGTCTTTATAGTTTCACGATGTATACAAGAAACGCAAGTATAATTATCTTCATAGCCTTTGCGAACCCATTTATTAACTTTGCAAACAGAGCAGGTTAAAAATGTAAGATATTGCCTACCTTTCATTCCTAACTTGTCTGCTCTTTCTTTACTACCAATTTCGTATTTCATAATGTAAATATACTGAATTATATTAACCTATCAAAATAATTACATTAATTAACAAATATTGTGTTTTGCAAAATAGTTAATATTAAAATGGTACTTCTTGATTATTACTTGGTGCTGCTGCTTCGGTAAACGGATTACTATCCACTTTCCAGCACACTATCGTATTGAAAACCTTAACTTCACCTTGTGGCGATGTCCACTCTCTACCACGAATATTGATGTGCGCTTCAATGTCTTGCCCTACTGAAAGCGAATCTGCAAGTGAGCAGGCTTTCTGTTGCAGTTCAATTGATACTATCTGTGGGTACTGGTCAGCAGTAGTGAGTACTAATTCACGTTTGGAAAACTTTCCATCACTAACTGATACTGTTGCGCCTATGCGCTTAATTGTGCCTTTGATTGTCATTTTTTTATTGTATTAATTATGATTAGAATTATTATGTATTGTATCGATTTTGGGAACGTGCAAGTATTGCGACAACACTATTGAGAGAAAAGCATTGTTAGGGATGAAGTTGCCATCTGGCAAATCCATTTCATTAAAACCCACAGAAATCAAAGCATCGCATTTTTTAAGTATGTCGGCTGCATATTTTTCCTCAAATGAGGCCGCTATTCTGCCATCAAACCAAAAGTAGAATGTTTCTGAATCTGATTCGTGTTCAATTTTTTGTTTTTGCTCATCGTTAAACCAAGTTGTAACTGTTGTAATTTGTTTTTTAATGTGAATTGATTGCATTGTTAGTTTAGTTTTTATTGGGTTAGTAAATGGGGGTGTTTAGCCCCCTTTTTTGTTTAGAATCTTAATAACATATCTGTTTTTATTTGTTTTGGTGTTTTCCAAGTATCAATTTTATATCCTATTTCAATAATTTCTTTACCATTATTACCTTCTACAATGATAATATCTCTATTAATTTTTTTAGCAAATTCAACTGATTTGTTCCAAGTTTTTGAAGAGTAAATTCCAGATACTTTGTAAGTTATGTTAATTTTTGTGTTCATATTGTTTGTTATTTGTTGATGCAAATATAGAGCTAATATCATTACCTCCTAATTTTATTTTTAGCTAATTACTTAACTTGTTGATTTACAAGCAAATAATTTTTAAGAAAATCATAAATCATAAAATGTTGTGGCTTCCAACGGTCAACTTTACCATTCATTAACCGCGCAATACCTGGTCGAGTGTATCCAAATTGTTTAGCCGCTTCGGTTATAGGATTGCATTTCGCTGGCCTTGATCCGTTGTGTTCAACAAGTGCTAACATCTGTTTGTATTCTTGTTTTAGTTGCTCTTTGCTTGGTTTGATGCGGGGTTGTTCTGCGGTTATGTTCATACTTCTGACATTATTAATAACTGATTTGTATTCGTTTTTTTAGCCACCTTATAAGCGGCATGTAGTTTAGCCCTTATTTTATCTCTAAACAGTTGCCCATCAATCCATACACGAAATTCTTGTGTCCATTCCTTTTCTATTATTTTCGGTTTGTATTTTAGAAGCTCCACAACCGTTGCCAATATCTGCACTACTTCAAACTTCTTAACGTGGAATAACATTGCGATTTCAACTTGGGTTAATCCTGCATTATGTTTCAGCCACATATCCCAGTGCTTCGGGTCGATTGCTTCGGGTCTTATGATGTTTACGTAAGCATCACTAATGTAGCGGCTTATCTTACGGTTGCGTGTTTTAATTGATTCTTTCGGCATTGCGTATGTTATATTGCATTAATACAAGTGCTGAATGTATGGCCTCTGCGTTGCCACCTTTATAAGTAAGTTTCGCGCCTCCTTTAGGTATGTAGGCATGTGGGTTGTTTCGGTAACCGAATAATAGTTTTTGGATTAGTGCTTTCATTTTGTTAGTTGTTTAAGATTATTTTGTTTTGTTTTTTAACTTCTGATTCTGACATTAATATTATTGTCATTATTTCGCAACAGATAATTGCAATTTGTTCATTTGAAATACAAGTTTTTTTTAATTGTTTTGACAGTCTTATTAAATTAGCAACAGTTGATTTGTACTTTAAATAAGTTTGTTTTGATAAGCAATAATTATTTAATTCGTAAACAACAGAATTTACAATATTTGTAAACCTTGCTTCTTGATTATTAATAATAAACTCCAAACACTCTTCAAAAGTATAAGTACAAAATATTCCAAGTTTTTTGTTTACAGTAAAATAAATATTGTTTATTCTACTTTTTTTAGGGTTATAACCTCCAGCAACAATTTTGGGCAAATGTGGAATTATAATTTTTTCCAAAATATGTTTTGATTCTATATTGCTTAAATAAGTTGTATCCCTTTTTATCATTTCTGTTTGAATACAACTTCTCAAATATTCAGCACAAAAAACAAGTCTTAATTCATAGATACTTGTAGGCAATGCAATGTCAAAAAATCTTTTTTTGCAAATCTCACTTGTTATTCCAAATGAATGATTGCAATGGCAATCTCCACAATATTTAATTTCGTAACTCATTATGCAAGTGAATCAAATTTTTTACTTTCAATTTCTCTAATTTGTTCCTTTGCATTGTTGCTTTCAATAGCATTTATAACAACTGCCCTTTTTAATTCATAGTTTAAAAGGTTGTTACATTGTGCTACAAGTTTAGCTTGTGCTGATGCAGTTGAAGCATCGATTTCTCCTTTGTCTAATTTATCCATTTGGATGCAAAGGTGTGCAAATAATGATTTTGTGTTTACTGGTGTCATTTGTTTAGTTGTTTAATTGTTAGTTGTTAAAAGTTTCGGCAAACCTACAACAATATTTTTAAAAATAAAATTTGTATTTAAAAAAGATTACTTTATCTTTGCCAAAATTTAAAACTAATAACTATGACAACAACACTAACATTAACATTGCACTTTGATTACGAAGATGATGACCGCGAAAACAACATTAGAGGCGGTTGGGTATTAACGGACATCACAAATGGTAATACACCAGTTTATTTATCACCGAAACTTGAACAATTATTAAATGAGGAGTTAGATCCCGAAAACTTTTAAACTATGAAAACTAAACCATCCTTAATCCTTTGGGCATTATCAGCCCTTTTTATGTCCTTTTGGGCAATCAAATTCGCAATGACTGGAGTATTCTTTGGTAATTCCGAAGTGCTAACCTTTACGCTATCATTTTGCGCCTCGCTAACAAGTGCGGTGTGTGGCGCTGGATTTATGCAACAATGGCTTAAAAAATGAAATTGCTTTATAAACCCACCAATTTAACCTGCGAATTCATAATTTCTAATTTCGCGAAATCCGAAGGAGTGCAGAAAGTCATAGGATTTTCCAGAGGTTGGCATCACTGGAATAGCATTAGGCTTGGCATTAGAAAAGAGGAAAACTATTGCGTGTTGTATTTTTACGCTTATATTAAAGGGCAGCGCATTATACAACGGTTAGGCAGATATTCTATTGGTGAACTTGTTAAGGTTAGATTGCACTGGGGCTATTACATTGAATGTAAGGCTAACGATGGGTATGCATTTAGAGTCGCTCCGAAGTGTTCTTTTCCGATTGGTTACTTATTGTATCCATATGCTGAAAAAGATGGCACAGAGGGCATAAAAGTGCCTTTTGATATTGAAATAATTAATTTAAAAATAAGCTAAACTATGAAGCCCAAAGATGAAACCAAGCCCTTTGAAAGCAGGTTATTAGAAGACCTACACCCAACACTTGCCAACGCATACAAGAAAGCAGAAGCGCAATTTAACGCAACACACAACGATGTTCACGTTATTATTGTATGCACTTACAGAAACAATGCAATGCAGGAAGTGTATTATCATAAACGACCGAAAATCACTAATGCCAGAGCAGGTCAAAGTCCGCACAACTATTACCCATCTCGGGCTTTTGATATTGCATTTGTGAAAGTTGGCAAACGTGAACTTGACTACTCTGCAAAGCATTTTAAAGAGTTTTGGGAGATGTTGCAATCGGTAAGCAATAAGCTAACTTGGGGTGGCAATTTTAAGAACTTTTCAGATAAACCCCACTATGAACTTTCTAACTGGAAAATGACCATCGTATGACAAGAGGAACACGCTACACTAATGGCAAGGAGGTTATAACCTTTGTCAAGATTGATTTTATAGTTATCGGTGGAAGAAAAATTGACCACGTTTACTTTAGGCGCAAGGATAAAAACGATTTAATTATGCCCTTGCTTGAATGGAATATTAAGGGTAAATTTGAGTGGTTAATTACGAATTGATATGAGAAAAATAGCAAAGAGTTTTATTAGTAGTTTCAGCACCGATAAAATGGGCTTTTCTGCCCGAAAACTATCAGCATTTGCAGCAGTTTTAGTGTCGGTAATTATCACAATGAAGAAGATACCAGAGATTGCAATGATAGATGCTTTATACGCTTGGCTTTGCTTTGGTTTATTGTGTTTAGGCATCGTTACAATTGAGCAAATTATTAACTTAAAAAACAGTACACCACCACCGCCTCCAAGCCCTACCAAAATTGAGGATGGGAGTGTTGGTTGCTAACAATAACAATATGAAACCACACCACCAAATTATAACCTTTGCAGTCCTATGCTTACTGCTAATTATCGGTCTTAACTATTGCGCAAAGGACAAACCGAAGCCTATTCCATTCGACTACAAAACCGAAGCGGAACTAATAAAAAAACAATTCGGCATTGAGCAGGCTATTCTACTTAACCAGTTAGAAGCAGTTAACCGAAGACTACAAACTGCGAACAACGCAAAAGATAGCATTAGAAAGCGTGAAATATCTTTGACGAATACTAACATAGCTTTGATGAAGAAGTTGCGTGATAGGTTGCCAAAAGAGTGTGACACAGTCTTTGTATTGTGTGATGAGATAATCAATGTTAAAGATTCAAGTTATGCAGCGTTATTTACTGCATTTCAACTTTGCGCTGATGCTTCAACTATTAAGGATTCTTTAATAGTTGGCTACAAAGCGGAAAACCTAACGGATTCGTTACTTTTAAAAGTTAGTAAGCAAGAAACGAAACAACAAAGAAGAGGTAAAGTTGCAGCGTGGTGTGTTGGTGGGGCAATGTTTATTCTTTGGTTGTTTGTTGGATTGAAATAAATTATTACATTTGCAGCGTTGTGTAGGAGCAACGAAAAGAAATTTTAACAAAAGCCTTGACTTTAGCGACCTCCTACTCGCTATCGTTGAGGTTTTTTAATTTAAAGAAATATGAATGTAGTATCATTATTTAATGGAATGGGTACTTTAAGACAAGCATTGCATAATTTAGGAGTAAAAGTTGATAGCTATTATTCAAGTGAAATTAAACCTTATGCTATTAAATTACAACAACATCATTTTCCAGATGTGATACAAGTTGGTGATATTAGAAATTGGAGAGAATGGGATATTGATTGGAGTAATATTGATTTTATAGGAAGCGGAAGTCCTTGCCAAAATTTAAGCAGTATTGGAAAACGTGAGGGAATAAATGCAGATAATAGCGGTTTGTTTTGGATTTTTATTGAAATATTAGAACATTGTAAAAAGCTAAATTCAAATGTATTATTTCTTCAAGAAAATGTAGGTAGTGCAAGAAAAAAAGATATTGGTATAATGAGTAGAGCTTTGGGAGTTTATCCAGTTAGGATTAATAGTTCGTTAGTAACTGCTCAATTAAGAGATAGATATTATTGGAGTAATATTAGAACAAAACAATCCTTGTTTGATATAGTTACTGATATTCCGCAACCTATTGACAGAAAAATTATGTATAAGGATATTATAACCAGTGGCACTGTTAATAGAGAAAAATCAAAATGTTTATTAGAAAGTATTTACCATTCATTTTGTTATAAAGATGAAAAATCAGAGGAAGCGCAAAAATATCTAATAAAAAAGGAAAAGTTTGGAACTATATTAATTTATGAAAATGATTACATTAGAACAGTTAATAAAATTGAAATGTGCAGATTACAAGGTTTCCCAGATAATTATTGCGATATACTTACAACTGCAAAAGCAGGCAGCTTATTAGGAGATGGTTGGACATTACCAATTATAGAACATATTTTGTCATTTGCAAAGTTTTAGTATCTTTGCGTTGTTCAATGTTAGTTAAGTTATTAGGTCGAAGCACTTGCAGAAATGTAGGTGCTTTGTTTTTTTAATCATATAAATTACTATATTTGTCGAATGGAAGCAACATTAAAATTTAATTTGCCAGATGATAAAGGTGACTTTGAACTGGCAGTCAAAGCAAGTGCTATGTATTGTGTACTTTGGGATTTCAAGCAATTTATGCGTGATGAAATCAAGTACAATGGCAACTTAACAGACAAGGAATACGAATTAGCAGAAAGATTCCAAGAAAAATTCTTTGAGATATTGCAGGACAACGCAATTTCGTTAGATTAACACCTATAACATATGCCACAAGTTACATTAGAATTTTATAAATACGATTCTGTTGTAGCTGAAATGCTCCAGCAGGGCTTGGCTTGCTCCGAAATCGTTGCAAAGATATTAAACACAACTGCAACAAGGGAGCAAGATGCAAAGGTAAATTCATTTAGAAAGTATATTTTTAGGCACAAAAAAAGAATACTTGACCAACACGAGGGCATCTACCAAGCCACCAACAATTTAGATGTTCCTAATACCTCCACTAAAAATATGTGGATTAAAAATAAGGAAGCATCTTTGTTTGTTGTCAATCCTAATTATAAAAAGCCAGATGCAAAAGAACAAGAACATTTTAAAGAAGCACTTTTAAAAGACTTACAAGCTTACATTCCAAAGTTTCCACAAATAGAAAGAGTAAAAAGTAATGATTCTTATTTGCTTGTTTTAGATCCTGCCGATATTCACATTGGTAAATTATGCACATCGTTTGAATCGGGTGAAACATACGATAACCAAGTAGCAGTTAAAAGGGTTTTAGAGGGTGTAAAAGGAATATTGCAAAAGGTAAGCTCGTTTGATATAGATAAAATATTGTTTATTGGTGGAAACGATATATTGCACATTGACAATCCAAAAAGAACAACTACCAGTGGAACACCGCAAGACACAGATGGAATGTGGCACACAAACTTTTTAATTGCTAAACAGTTGTACGTTGATGTTTTAGAAATATTAATAGGTGTGGCCGATGTTCACTTTACTTTTAATCCAAGTAATCATGATTACACAAACGGTTTCTTTTTGGCGCAAGTTGTAGAAACATATTTCAAAGATTGTAAGAATATAACTTTTGATTGTACGATAGCACATAGAAAGGGTTATAAGTATCATAATAATTTGATTGGCACAACGCATGGAGATGGGGCAAAGCAAGGAGATTTACCGCTATTGATGGCGCAAGAATTTAGTCAAGAATGGGGCGAAACAAAGCACAGATATATTTATACGCATCACGTACATCACAAAACAAGCAAAGATTTTATAGGAGTAACGGTTGAAAGTTTAAGAAGTCCAAGTGGAACAGATAGTTGGCATCATAGAAATGGTTATCAGCATGCCCCTAAAGCGGTTGAAGGATTTTTACATTGTAAAGAGAATGGTCAAATAGCAAGAATAACACACATTTTTTAATGATTAATCACTCACTAACCACTAATTGCACCGATAATGGATAATACATCATTCATTATAATGGACTGCATACATTGTATTTATGAAAAGCAATTTGACAAAGATTTATTAGATTACATTGACATTCCAACTAACGAATATAATGATGAGGTGTTTGTGTTTGATGTTAAAGAGGTTAGGATAAAATATTTTTATAGTACAAAAACGCTAATAAAAGAAAAAATGACAGATACTACTGTCATTGTGCTTACAGATGACAACGAGTTGTTAAGTAAATTAGAAATAACAGAATTTATTTTTATATTTTTTAAGGATTACGCAGAAAAGTTAAAGCAATATTTTCCCGAAAACAAAGAGTAATTATGAGCATAACAGAAAGAGTCAACAATTATAAAACCAAATATGAATATGGTTTTATCAAAGCAGAAATAGAAACTTTGCTAAAAGAATATCCGATTGACATCGAAAGATTTAATCAGTCTATGATGGGTCACACTTGTATGCTTATAGACAATGAAACAATCTGGTATCATTGTGACATTATAAAGGCTATAAAATATAGTGTTAGAATGTATAAGTAAATTATTTCTGCTCATCAATGATGCCCAGCATTACCAACAACGCAATAACACCGCCCTTAAAAAAGCGACCTACATTCTTTGCAATTTCTCGGTATTGATAAAGCATTGCAACAAGATAAACAAACAAAATAATCAAAACTAATATCAAAGGCTTAAGTGCTACAATATCTTGATTACTCATTCTTGTTTTTCTTGGCTACTCTGTACGAAGCCCACATTGAAACTATCAATGCACCTAACTTGGCGCAATCGTAAATGGTATCATAAATGCCAGTTAAATGGATGTTGCCAAACCAATCTGATGTCCACACACCTGCTTGAATTATAACGCTTGTAATGATGACTAAAATGCTATTGTCGGGGTGGTGTGAATGAATCATAATGGATAGGTTGGTAAGGTTGCTAAAAATTGTGCAGCGGTTTCTTCATTAGGATTCAAAGCTACATATTTTGCAACTAACTTGCAAGTAGTAATCCACCAATCAATAATGCTTTGTGCCTCTGCACCAAATTCGGCATCGTTTACCCACATTGATACCTCACCGATAGATAGATAGTTATTATCTGTTAATATTTCTTGCATCATTTCGTTGTGATACTTGTTTGTTGGGCTATCGTAGATTAATTCTGTTTGGTCAACTATCCACGATTTGCGTCCATCACCTTGTTGTTTGAATGTTATAGTCATTTTATGTAGTAATTAAAATTAAACCGTTTGTACCCCAATTCGCGGGGTTTGTTCCCCAAGTTGGTGTTAATATTTTTACAACCCAATTATCAGTTGTGTTTACCGCTATTGTTAATCCGCTATATAATGTTTTTAAAGCACCATTAAGACCGAAGTCAGAGGTAAATGTGCCAATAGTGTAATCTGTTGATGTTGTTGTATTTCTTAAATACAATGTGCAAGTTTCGCTGCTTCCATTTGTTGCCTGCAATAAATTAAATGAAAATGCAGTCATAGTACCTGCTTGTGGAAACTTAAACTCACGCCTTAAAGTAGTTGTTGCCATTATATCACCTATTATTCCAAAGTGATAACTTGTTGCATCTACTGGGGCTAATAATGAAAATGATTGTACGTTTACGGAGTAGGTGTTAGTGCCACTCGGAGCAGCCACCCAACTTGGTGCAAGTGTAGTGCCATTGCTTTGTAATATCTGCCCCGCAGTGCCATTGGCTAATCTTGTTGGCGCACCCGAACTACCACCGTATATAATGTCACCACCCGTTGTCATTGGGTTGGTCATCTTACCATTGATTTGCGTTTGAATCGCACTTGTTGCACCCTTAACATAGCTTAATTCCGTTAAACTTGGATAGGTTGCAGTTGCCAATGATTTAATGCGTTTGCTTCCATCAAAATGCGCAATAGTTGAAGCGGTTTCATCGGCTATTGACACGCTACCATCTGCAACCTCAATAGCATCACCGCTGCCACTTGATTTAGTTACCTTGATTGCTGCCCCACTACCGCCTTTGGTTACAATTATAGGCTCTTTTGAACCACTTGGAATTGCAAATGTATTTTCGCCAGTAAATGTTTGGTCGTTGGCAAGGTAAACATCACCACCACCTCCGCTAATATCACTTAACATTGCAAAGGTTTGTGTCCCTGCTGCTTTGTTTGGTAATTCAAATGTAACATTGTTAGCTAATGCAGTAGCTTTAATTGTACCAGCACCAAATGATGGGTTTTGAATGGTCATAGAATCTGGATAAACACTTAATGCATTTCCAGAACTATCTTCCATTAATATATTTGAAGAATTAACTTGAACATAGTTACCAGTGCCATTGTCAATCTTTATAGCAGTTGTTGATGTGTTGCCCTCATCTAATACTTGTTGGATGTTGGGTGTACTTACATCACTTAACATTGCAAAGGTTTGTGTCCCTGCTGCCTTGTTTGGTATTTCAAATATAACATTATTAGCTAATGCGCTTGCTTTTATTTGTGCAGTGCCTCCTATTGTATTGAAAAATTTTATCAAGTCTGGCCCTATTGTTACACTATTCCCTGCACCATCATCAATTATTATCGGTGTTGTTGAGGTATCTCCTGCATCTAATACTTGTTGGATTGTTGGTGCTGCCACTGTAAACACTCCACTAACCAAGTCAAATGTGCCAAACAAACCACTTGTAACATCAATAGCATATTGATAGATTTGATTACCAACACCACCAGCAGCCATAACAAGATATAAAGTGCTACCATCATCAATAAGATAATTCTTTAACGATACCAAATCACCAGCCACCGCTAATGCTTGCATATCTGCTAACAAAATCTGCTCAATGTTTTCCGATAACATATATGCCTTTACTAAACTTACTGGCACTTTTTGTGACTGATAAACACCAGCACTCACGTATTGGTCTATGTCCAAGAAGGACAAATCCTTCATTTCGCTTGCGGTTACTGCATATTGATTAATTTCCATTAGTTACGATGTTTTTTATAATTATTATATCTTTGGCGCACCTCTAATTTTACTGGTGCTAATTTACTGATTAAAGGCTTCCAAACTGGTTTATATTCGGTCTGAAACATTATTTCTTTATCAACATACTTTTCAGCATTTCGTGAATTATAATCCGTTATAGTGCATCTATCAGACTGCATTATTGAAATGCGAAAAAGGTTGTGCAATTGTGCAGGTATTCTTTTGGTTTCTAAAATGTAAATCGGTTCTTGCTCATCAAATGTCCACTCTCTAACACCATTTTGATATTGTATTTCTTCCTTCGTATAATCGGCAGTTGGATATCCAAAATAGCCAGACAATCTTATTTGATTTACCCAATTTAAATTCAAGTAATTAACTGTTAATTTATCATCACTTAAACTGCCAATTAGACCATTCTGATACCATTGTAATCTTATGGTCATCTCTGCTCTATCTGCTCTGTATTCGCATAATTTAAAATCAAATGAGAATATTGATACATTGCCCAACACACCATCAGTAACTGCTAATTCAACCTTGTAAATCCCACCTCCGTGCAATGTCAACACCTTATGCCATTCTATCTTATAACCTACATATTTTTGATTATTCACAGTTTGAAAACCAAAAGGATAGTTTACCCCATAAGTAGTTCCACCACTCATTGTAGCTAACAAAACATTGTCTTTATACAACTTATAAACTGCATTAGTAGCAGTTGGTGAGCAGATGTCCATAAACGTGAAGAAATCATTCTTCATTGCATCACTCCCATCACCATATGCTAACTGCAATAATTTAAAATCAGCGCAGCAGTCCCACAAATCTGTGTTAGGCAATAATAACGTAGGCACTACTGCACTTGCTGCTGGTAGTGTGTAGAATATCTGTGTTGCTGCTTCTCCGTCAAATGTTGGCATTATGCTATAGATTTAATGTTACCATCGGTTGTTGTTTTAAATGTCCCATCGGTCATTGTTTTATCAAATTCGGGGTCTGGTGTTTTTTCAACCTCATAAATTCTTGCAACGATGTCATAGGTAATGTTTCCAACTGGCAATGCATTGTGGTCAAGCACCGCCTCTGCCTTTATCGTAGTTGAATTTATTTGCGTTAAAACAACCTTGTCATCTATTCCCGAAATGGGAACAAACCAAGTTAATGGAAAAGTTGTTTCCCACACGCTTGAAAACCTTACTCGCCCACCTATACCACCTTGTTCGTGAATTTCAATGCCAAATACTACTTTACTTTCACTAATCAATAAACCAGTTGGTTTGGTAAATGTAGCCCTTACTATTGTGTTGCTGCCTGCTTGAATGTAATTTACACCTCCAGCAGATAATGGTGTGCCTCCGCTTGTAAATGTTTCAACTTTCTTTACTGAATAGGCTGGATTACTTGCATAATCGTTGATTGGTATCAAAATGTCCTCATCGAAATGGTAAGGATTTACACTTGAAACCACATCGTAACCAGTTCTAAAATATATCTCCCAATTAGCATTCAAGTAATGAAACCAATCTTGATTCTGTCCATTATTTTGCTCCGATGGGTTGAAGAAATCTGAATTTACACCAAGCAAAGCTACCCACGCTTCCCAACGAATCATAAATGGGTAACTGATTTTAAACTTTGCGCTTGATGGGGTTGGTACTGCATCAACAATTGTAACTGTTATCGGCTTTCTGATTTCAGTTGTTGGAATATTGAAGACTGTGTTGTTTGAATAGTTAATAAATGGCGCACCACCTTGAAAAATAACTGGCACATTCAATTGAAAATCCTCTAACAAAAATTCAGCACCATCACTTATTCTTTTTGCAACAACTTGCTGATAAATTTTAGTTAAATAAACTGAATCCACAGTAGATGGGAATTCCTCCCAAGTGCCATAGATAAGGCTTTCCATAACACACTCATCGTTCTTGAATGTAGTGATGTCATCTGTTATGCCAGCATCACTTGCATCTTCGTAATGTCTCTTAAATGTTTGCAGGCAGTTGAGGTCTGCTGGTCTTACTACATTATTAAAATTCTTTACACCACTCCATATTACTTGTTTGTTTGAATTAACAACTTGGGTAAATGTTGGATTTGCAATGTTAGAAAAGAAGCAGAATCTTGGGGTTAAACTTTCATTTAATACTGAAATTGTATCAGCAACCAAAACCAAATAAATAGTAACGTGAATAGTGTTTGCATCAATAAAATCTGCCTTTACACTATCGATAAAATTACCATCATTTCCGTATGGATTCGTGTAGACCAAACCATCAACATACGGATATAAATCAGCAAACAAAAAGTTTTCTCCAAGTGACCTACCATTGTTTTGGTATTCAATTTGATTGTTTGGCAATTTCATACCGCCAATGGAAATTCTTTGCCCTGCTGCAAAATCACCAGTTGCGCTTGTTATATCAAATTCAATAGTTTGGTCATAGCCAATAAAACTGCTTATTTCCGTTGTAGGAATTGCATTATTAAAGTATTGAATGTTCTGAATAAAGTAATCTTGCGCTCCTTGATTAAATGACTCATCAAACCAACCACTATTGCCTAATATGCTGCTATTTGTTTCAACAACTTGCAATGAATTTGGGTCATTAATGCTGCGTAATCCAGATATCTTTACAATGTATTTTAGGCAATTTCCATTCAAGTAATAAGTAGGCGCAATGTTGTTGACTGCATCTATTAATTGAGATGCCAAAAACAATGGTGTAGCAACAACATAATGTCTTACTCTAAATACTTGCCTACCATTAGTTGTATCATAGCTTACACGATATGCATCTGATGTTCCAACAAAATTAGACCTAATTTGCCATTCCAAACCTCCTTGAGGAACAAGTGTTGATGGTGTGCCAAAACTTGATGCATCAATGTTATCTGCCTTATACCATTGTAGTTGATTTGTGGTTAGGGAATTGAATTGATTTGGCTGCCCATTTTCAATGAAATTATATTGAAAATCTAATGATTGAATTTCAGTTAAATTGTAAAGAATAGCATCTGCATTGCTTTCATTATTTGCTACTGGTAAACCGCTAACGATAGCATTAGAAACTAATATTTCATTGTTGCTATACTTAACTAATACAGTAACTTTTTGATTGTTTGCAGTAGAAAAAAAGCCTGCGCTACAAGTTATTCTTATGGTGTCACCAACGCTTACATTTGCAAATCTATTGCTGCCATATAAATGGTTTTGATTGACAACGCTACCAGTAACTAAAGGAGCAGCAGGAGTAAAGTTCACTTGAGTAAAAAATTCAACATCTGTCCAAACCAATAATGATTCACCAATATTGAATAATGGAAAATTGCTTCCACTACTACCAGTAGTAATTACATCGTAAAATGTTTGATTAATAATATTTACTGCCATTACTTGTGCAAGTCTTTAAGTTTTTCTCTTACTATTTCAAATTCTTTTAAAATGCCACTTTGCTCTAATTTATGTGCAAACATAGCCTTTTCTTCATTCGTTTGAATTCCTTGCTTTGCCTTGCTAATTAAGGTTTCCACCTCGCTAAACATCCCTGCTAACCCACTTAATGCTATTTTTGCGTTATTCTCCAGTTGGCTCAATTGTAGTCTTGATTAAATTAGTGGTGTAAATATACGGAGTTTTTGTTTTAATGTCACAAATTTTATTCCAAATGTTATATTTTGCTGATTCAATCAATCCAACTGCTGAACCATTAAATACCAATGGATTTAATCTGATTTGATTAAAGCTAACAGTATTGAATGGTAGCCCTGCCCAGTCTTGATATTTGTATTGCGTAAAGTAGTCAATAGTGTAGAACAAATCAAACTGCTCTCTGGCAGTTGGCTGCGTTGTTGTTAGCTTCCCATCACTCTCTATTCTCAATAGTTTATCAACCATAAAACTATCCTTTTCAAGCAGCAACATTCCTATTCTATTATCCAACAATTCGCCTAATGGGGAGTAAGGAATCTCTGGTATTTGTGGGATATCTGGAATTGTAATGTCAAAGCCAACAAGACCACCCAAATCTTCAAAGAAATCAACTATATCGTTAATACCATCAATAACATCATTAATTACATAAATGATTGTATTAAGTAGGTTTACCGAACCGCCTACAATGTTATCAATCTGCTCATTTATCTCATCAAAAAAACGCTCTATTGCGGTCAATTCAAGTTTTCTTTTCCCAAGTGCATAAGCAAATTCAACTTGGTTTAAACCTTTCATTAAAACGAATTGAGAATTCACAATATTTATTGGTCGCAATGTCACTTGATAATTAGTGCCTATATAATCTGTGATAGAATTGCTTTCGGTTACATCTGTTTGAAAAGTACAAACGAAATTGCTGGTAAATTCATCGGTGTTTAACTGATACTTTGTGTTTATTACACTTGGAATAGTGTATTGTGGTGTAGCAATTTGAAAATCTTTGCGCTCAAACAATAACTGATTGCCATTGAACAAAACTTTGCCATTGTACAAGTCTTTCATTTTGATAATGAAATCAGCAAATGTCCCATCTGGAAAACCAAATTGCACAAATTCATTAGGTGTAAATGCACCTAACAAATCTAAATTAAATGGGTTTGATGGGTTTTTAGGCACATAATATTTCTTTGGCAGGATTACATCATTTGCAACAATAATGCTGCTCTGAAATGATAATCCTAAATATTGGCAACCTCTGATAAATAGTGTTCTTATAGGTATTGCTTTGTGATACTTTACTCTCTGAATTATTACCGCAAACATTCGCTTAATTAACGCAAATGCAGCAATCATTAAGCCAATAAATTTAAGTATTTCACCAATCAACAAAAAGTAATTTCCCCAATCTGGTGATGCACTAATAACCGAAGCAATTGCGCCACTTAAACTATTTGCAGATGCAACAAGCCCATCAATTATAAGTGTTAAACCAATGACTGTAATAGCTAACTTTTCGTAATCTGGTATTGAAGAAATAACATAAGGAATGTCAACAAAATCAGCCTGCGTAATTATGCCTGCTTGACTATACAAGTAATCAAAACTAAAGCCAGTTGCCACATCGTTCAACCAATCAATAGAATACTTTGGTTTGCTTTTCGCAATGATGCCATACTCATCAAATTGCGTTTGGTCTGATAGGTCAATATACCCATCAAAAAACGTAGTTATAACACCATTTAAGTCTGTTTCTTCAATTCGCAATGGCATACCCTCAAAAATAAATCCAGCAGTAATCCAACCATTAATTGCATCAATGTTTTCACGAACAAATTCAAAATCATTAATGGTCAATTGTTGATTCGCAAATTCCCCGTCTTGAAAGTTAACCTCAACTGATAATTCTCTCAAGTTCTTGGGAGGATTAATCAGCACATTGTTAAGATACAAATTCAAGTTTACCATTAGATTCTACGTTGTCTTTTATGGATTAATACCCTTTTCACTCCAGCAGTTATTTGCGTTTCTATCACATCACCTAAATTGCTTAAATTGGTGTGGTTTACTGGCTTGTTTTCAATGGCTTTTTTTACCTCTAACAATAAGTTGTTAGTGCTTCTTAAATCAATGTGTTGATTTGGCACATTAATTATTGGCTGCGTTACATCACCATAGTTGAATAGTTTTCCACTCTGGTAGTCCGATAGTATCTGTGCAGCCTCATCGTTGCTTATAT